ATACCTTCAATATAAGACAAGACTTCATTTTGAATTTGTGTATCTCCATCTGCCGGAAAGCTACTATTTGTTGTAACATCTACTCTAATCCATATATCAACCTGTGATGGTCTTGAGAAACTAATATGTTGTGTTATTCCTTGAGAATCTACTACATCTACCGTAATAGATCCATATGTATCAATTCCTCCTGGAGATTTTTCTAATATAGCTTGTGCTATTGCTGTGTTGTCTCCACCATTCACAAGAACATATATCGAATGTGGGGGAATACCGTCTACCGTAGAATCTGTTTTATTTTGTTTTACAATGCAATCTGTAACCGCTGTTACTTTTAAAACATTAGCCCTTATCGCATCTGTTGTTGAACCACTTCCACTAGATGTACTGTTTGCATACCTAGTTCTAAAATTAGTATCGCTTTCCTCATCTTGTCCTCCTGTAGTTTCATTGATATTCGTTACAGAATTAAGACCAATTAAAGGAGAAACTATCTTAGTTATTGTATTCGAACTTACATTTCCACTAGCTCCAGCATTTACAGCAACTATATTTATATCTACATATCCAATCGAGGGTATTATTTTATTCTCTGTTGTAATAAACAATATATCCATATCTGTTTTTATTTGAAAATCAGTGCTTATTATTGTACCCGGCGTACCTGTAAACCTTGCTACACCAGATGCTTTCGTGGCTTGTTTTCTACTTATACCTATATATTTACCTGCATATCCCAAAGGGGTACCTTCTGCATATTTAGGATTAGGTATATAAAATGTCTGTTCTGCCACTTCCCACAATTCAGCCAAAAGTTCAATAGTAGGTACAGAAAGATGATATAAAGGATCTTTGTCTGTAAAGTCCACGTTTGCCCCGAATTTATCAGAACTTTTTAAACTTGAAGACATATATTCTACTATAGAATTAAAATCTCTTTTATTATATCCTGTTGTTGTTATTCCATATCCACTAGCCAATTTATCCAATCATCACACCTCCTACCGTAGCTATCGAACCATCCGTATAACTTAATTCTACATCAATTGCTTGATTGCCGCTGTTTTCACCTTCTTGAGTTATATTCACAGCTATTATTTTTTCTATGTTGTCGTCATACTCAAGAGCTTTTGCAACGGCAATTTTTTTTCTGCCATCATCTATTCCCTTCTCATTTATTTCCAATATTTCAGAATAATCCAGCCCCATATTGGAATTATAGAAAAGTTCGCCTTTTACAATTTGCAATAATCCTGCAGTCCTTTGTTTTTTTTGAACTTCATCATTTACTGTTTGTAATAGCTTATCTTTTATAACAATGTCTCCGTTTTGGATCATCACAGAAAGCATACATTCACCTCCTATTCTGCATAAACTTTGCTTGAACTTGTATAACCCTCTGAATCTTCTATAAGCACTCTCTTACTTGCATTTTCTCCAAGCTTTATACTATTTCCATTCAAGATCCAATTTCCATTTTCTGTTAACTTTGCATATGCATTTGTGCCATCTTTCTGAATAATTAAATCTTGTGTAGCATTAAAAGCATTGTTGAGAAAATTTATAGTTAAAGGCAATGCTACCGCATCCTGTAAATCATGTGTCCTTGTAGTCTTTGCATCTTTTGTCTCGCCATTTATGGCGATATTGTCTATATCATAATCACAGAATAACAGCAAAACCATATCTCCTATCTTAGGTTGTACTTTTATCGAATAACCCCCTATACTAAAAATCCCTATAGATATATTAGGGATAGGATTATATTCTGTGCCTGTGCCTGGTTCCATATGTAAAGGTACTACTGTGGCTGTATTATTAGAAGGATTATAAGATTGTATTTGTGCTATCATCATTACATTTAAATCCTTCATTATCTGTTTTCCGACGGTCTTAAAAAAGTCAATGCTTCTATTCAAATCGGTATCACCTCACATTCTGT